ACTTGAGGGCATCCCACAGGGCCCCAGCTGCGCCTCTGATGGCTTTGACGATGCCGTCGATGATCCAGCCGCCGAGGTCTTTGCCTGCCTGGAGGACGTCTTTGCCGATAGCGGCGAGCAGCTCCACTATTTCGCCCGGCATCGCTGCGATCAGGCTGATGATCTTGCCGACCAGGTGGACGGCGAAGTCGGCGACGATGAGGGCGAACTTTCCGATCAACGGTTTCGCTGCGTTCAAAATGTTCATGGGGAGCTTTACGAACAGGTCGATGATGAGGCCGACGACGTTGACGACGAGGTCTTTGAAGTGTTCCCAGGCGGCCGCCATGTCGCCCCGGAAGATTGCCTGGATGAGGCCGACCACGTCTTTGATTACGTCCCACAGTGACCTGAACACCACCATGATTGCTNTGACCTGGGCTTCGATGATCGGCGAAATGTAGGTCTTGAAGAAGTCNGCNAACTCNCGNAGGCGTTCAGATACCTGCCCGATGATGATGCGAACCTCGCCCATCGTGGTTTCCATGAACGCCTGAAAGCGTCGAAACCGGTCCGAGGCGGTGAAGTCTTTGAACCAGCGGACCACGTCCTCGGCTATCGGCCCAATCGCGTCCATTGCCTGAACGATCACGTCGAACGCTTTGGTGATCGCTGGGGCGAGGGCGACAACGAGACGGTTTTTGAGAAGCGTGAACTTCTCCTGGAGGGTCTCGGTTGACTTTGCTGCGACGTTGATGCGGTCGCCGCCGCCTTCCATCAGGTCGAAGTAGTCGTCGAGCTCGAAGCGGCCTTCCCGGATCGCTGCTGCCATGTCCGGGCCTGCTCGAGCACCGAACAGTTCCAGGGCGAGCATGTTGGCTTCTGAGGCCGTTCCAGCGTTCTTGATTGCCTCGGTGGTCCGCTGGAATGTTTCGATAGCGGGTTCGCCCTCGCGGGCCATCTTGCCGAGCGCCTGGCGGAGCGAGCCGAGGACCAGCTCCGCGTTGACGCCTTCCTTTTCGAACTTGCCGATGAGTAGCGCCGACTGTTCGAAGTCGAAGCCGATCTGGCGTAGCGGTGCGCCGTAGTTGACGAGCTGGTTGGACAGCGAAGCGAACTCGATGCCTGTCGACTGGGCGACCGAGAACAAGAAATCAGCTGCGCCGCCGGCAGTACCGGCCATGTCGCCCCAGTCGCCGAGCACCCTGGTAACAGACGAGATGTTGCCCTTGAGGTCNGAGCCGGTGATNCGCGACAGGTTCAGCATCTGCTCGGAGAAGTCCTCGAGCTCGGTGCCGGTCAGCCCGAGGCGGGTGTTGATGTCGGCGACAGCGTTCGAGATCGACTCAAAGTCCGCTGGGACCTTCTTGGCAAGGTTTCTGGTGGATGCGACGAGGGCTTCGAGGGCATCGCCGGTTGCACCGGTACCGACGCGCAGCGTGCGTTCCACCTTCTCGAACTCGGAGCCGAGTTTCAGAACGGCTGCGGCTCCGGCTACACCGAGCGCGCCGATTGCGGCCCCGGCTACCTTCATTGACTTGCCGACCTTGTCGGAGAACTTCCCTACGCGTTTCTCGGCCCCGTCGAGGGTTTTCTTCAGCTTCTTCGCGTCGCCCAGGACAGCGACGTTGATGACAGACGACTTCTTAGCCATTACCGCAGCCCGTTCTTCCTGAGCAGATCAGCCATTCCGTTGGCGTAGGTGTCGACCACCTCGTCGCGGCGGGCATCCAGAGCGTCGTACAGGAACGGCTGCGGTGCGATCTTGCGGGCAGGCCACCCGAAGTGAATAACCCCGGCGTAGGGCACCTTCTTGAATCCGGCTTTGACCGAGGCTCTCGTCTGAGCCCCAGCCGCCCTAACGGTTTCGCGCAGCGCACCGGATCGGGCGGGAACCTTCGTCACCGCGGCCCTGGCGACAATCTCGGCAACCTCGACGTTGACATCCTTGAGTCCGGCTTTGGCTTCGTCGCCGACAGTCTTGAGTGCCTTACGCAGCTCTCTAGCGCCCTCGACGCTTACCTGCCTGCCTGCCACGCTCCTGGTCTTTCATCNGTTCGTTATGCGCCGCCCTGAGTGCTTTCACAAGCTCCGGCGGTGCATCCAACAGAGCTGTTATCGGCTGACCGGTCGCCAGGGCGAGCTCGGCGATGTGGTAGGTCAGGCCGTGTCGACTAAAGGGGTGTCATCACTCTCCAGGTCTAGGTCGACGAGGTTGTCGACGAACTTGTCGAACGGTGGAACGGTGCGCCCNTCTTTGCGGGAGCCCTCCCAGGCGAGCCACGCGAGGTGCTCCAGGGCGGGTTCGTTGAAGGCTGTAGAGACAGGGGTCTTGAACTGTCTCTCAAACTTGATGAACGTCCCGAGCTTGGGACGGACCTGCCACTTTTCCCCGTCCTCGAGCTCGACGGTCAGCGTCAGGTCNATCATCAGGCGGTCGCTGTGGTTACTGCCCCCGAGAACGGCCAGGTGACCGACACTGTGGCGAGGTCGCCGACTGCATGGTCGACGAACGGCACCTCGGTGACGAGTGCGCTGACTGACTTTGACGGGTTCGTCGCTGACACGGACCCCGATACCGGCACCACCAGCACGGTTGTGGTTGTGCCCAGCAGCGGGTTGATTGTCGCGTACACCTCGCTTGCAGCGAAGTCGGCGTGGAACTCGATGGTGACCGAGCCGTCCTTGAGGCCGCCGATCCGGGTGACGTTTGAATCGCCCATCGCAGTTGACTCGAGCTCTGCCGAGGTCTCGGTGAAGCTGACCTGGGCGACGTGGTCGCTCAAATCGACTGAGTTGATGGTAACGCTCGCGTCGTTACCCATGTATACGGCCATCAGTTATGCCTCCGTTTTCGTGGACTTTGGGCCGGTTGTATCCGCAAGGTGACCGCCTTCGACAAGTGCGTCGACTGCGTAGTCCTCGAGGTCTTTTTCAGTGAGTGAACCGCCGGGTTCTACTCCTGCGACTGTGTGGTTTCCCACGACTTTGTATTTGCTCATCTTGCAAGCACCTCCACGGTGAATCGTGCTCCAGAATACTCTGTATCGGCGACCTGGATTCTGCCGTAATCGAGACATCGGATGACCTGAACTGTGGCCGCATTTCCACCGAGAGTNTTGTCGCCTTCGATGGCGGTCTGGACTGATCCTGCGCCGCTAATCATTGCGTCAATCCGGTCCTGGGCTGCGTTCGGTTCCCAGTGTTGGACGAGGACGACAACGTCGAAGTTGAACTGGATGAGCTGCCCAGCGTCGTTGCCAGACTGGTGGTATTGGGCGACTGGACTGCCGGGTGCAACGACCGCGCACGGGACAACGACGCGATCTGGGACATTGTCGTAAGCAACCGCCAGGGCGCTGATAGTTTCGAGCCTCGTTTTGAGGCCGTCGCGGATCGCCGCATAATCGGCCATCTCATGCCACTCCGATCAGTCGGTAGCCCGACAGNAGAGACCTGATGTCCGGGTCGATGCGGCTGATGCGTACCGGCCCGAACTCGCTCGACATGCCTGCCTGGAAGCCGAGCGGGGAGCTGCGACGCTGNTACAGGCGTGCCGACAGGACCGTCGCCGCCTGGACGACCGGGCCCGGCACGGCCATTGCGTAGCCCCAGTAGGCGGTCACCTCGACTGTGGGCCGGTCTGAGCGGTACCTGGGGAACGTCGAGCCGTCGACGCGACGGATGATCCGGTAAGGGGCGGCGTTGCCCTCGAGGATGTATTCGGTCGTGAGCGTCAGCGTCGTGTCGTAGGCCCCGTCGTTGGCGGTGTCGGTTTTGACGACAAGGCTCGTCGTCTGGGCAATGTCGTCGACCTGGACGACGACCCCGTTGACAGGCTGGAACACCTTCGCGGTTGCCGACCCTGGTACGGCGAACGTGCGTCCGCAGATGTTGTTCACCTCGGCTTCGGCAGCTGCGAGGGCAGCGTCGATCGCAGAATCTTCCGACGTGGTGCCCNCGGGGATACCCAGGTACGTCTTGACTGTCGCTGTGGAGGTGTAGTCGGCCACCAGATGCCCCTACAGGCCCCTAGGAGGCCTTCTTCGCCTTCTTGGGCGCAGGTGCCTTCTTCTTGGCTGCGGGAGCCTCAGAAGGCGTGTCAGCGGAAGCGGTTTCGCCGCGTGCTGGAGCCTGCTTGGCCCACAGTGATTCGTTTGTGCTCATGTTGCCTCCAGGTGTGGGGCGGCCAGCCGTCTGCTCGAGTCAGCTGACCGCCCCGACCGGTGGGGGATTACAGCGTCGCTGAGAGCAGCGTGCCCTGGACCTTGCAAACGCCTGTCGGGTAGCGGCCGGCGCTGAACGCCGAGTAGCCGTAGGCGACGAGCTTGATCGTCAGCGAGGCGCTGCCGACCGAGTCGAAGCGGGCCACGGCGGGTGCGCCTGAGCCGGACTCCCACAGGAGCAGGTCCGAGCGGCGGGCAAC